ATCTGTTCCTCAAAAAACTAAACCTAAAGAAGTAAGTTATACTAAGAACCCTACACTAAACAAGATACTAAATGAAACTGCTCGTGGAGAGGAGTTTGAAGAGTATCCAACAATGGGTGGTGGGACATTTGATAGTTCAAGAATGGCTGATGCTATGGGTTATGGTGGAATGTTAGGTAGTGCTGAAGAAAAGAGAAAAATGGGAGCAATACAAACAGCACAAGCTGCTGGTGTAGATACATCAAGTGAAGCAGTACAGAATGTGATGCAGGACTTAACAAAAGATTATAGAGGTGTAATGAACGCATTAAAAAAGAAAGATGGTAAATTGTAATGAGTATAGTTGAAAATGATATTAATGAAGATGTTTATATTGGCTTAGAGTTACCTTTAACTCACACATCAACTGGATTTTTCAATAGAACTAAAACTGCTTTGGAGCAAGCTAAATCTAATATCAAAAATCTGTTGCTAACAAATAAAGGTGAGAGATTGGGTAATCCTACCTTTGGTACAAATTTACTTAGATTAGTATTCTCACAAGAAAATACTGATTTGGAAAGTAGAGTTGAAGAAGAAATAAGAGCTGCTATGAGTGAATTTTTACCATATATAAACATACGAAGTATTGAAACATCATTTTCAGATACTAACATAAATCAAGCAATTGTAAGGATAATATTTACACTTAATATAGATTTATCAGAGGATGAAGAATTGACTATAGATTTATCAAATTACAATCAAGGATAATGGGAGAAATTAAATGCCATATTCAGTAAATAAAAAATCAGTTAAAGAAGTTAGATACCTAAATAAAGATTTTACATCTTTTAAGGACAATCTGATTGAGTTTACTAAAATATATTTTCCAAATGCATATAATGATTTTAATGAGTCATCGCCAGGTATGATGTTTATTGAAATGGCATCTTATGTTGGAGATGTTCTTTCTTACTACATTGACAATCAATTTAAAGAGAGTTTACTATCTTTTGCTGAAGAGAAAAGAACTGTATATAATATGGCTCAATCACTAGGTTATAAGCCAAAAGTATCTTCAGCCTCTTCGGTTGATTTAGATATCTTTCAAACTGTTCCTGCTATTTCAAGCGGTGCTGGTGATAGTTACACAACTAAACCTGATTTGAATTATGCTATGAATTTAAAAGCTGGTATGGAACTATTATCTGATACAGGTATAACATTCACAACTACGGAGGATTGTAATTTTAAGTTTTCTAGCTCATACGACCCAATGACAATAACTGTATATGAAAGTTCTAATAATGTTCCTGTTACTTACTTATTAAAAAAAGGTGTTAGGGCATCTAGTGGAACAACAGATACAGAATTTTTTACTTTTAATACTGCAGAAAAATATAAAAGAATATCATTAGGTAGAACTGAAGTTTTAGAAATACTTTCTTGTAAAGATAGTGATGGTAACGACTGGTATGAGGTTCCCTACTTAGCTCAAGATACAGTGTTTACGGATATGGAGAATACATCCAAAAATGATGACCAACTATACACTTACTCAGACCAAGCGCCATACCTTTTGAAACTATTGAAGACATCAAGAAGATTTACGACATTTATTAGAGAAGACAATAAAACAGAAATAAGATTTGGTGCTGGAACATCTGATAGTCCTGATGAAGAAATAGTTCCAAATCCTGATGAGGTTGGTTCTTCTTTGCCAGGTTCACCAACTTATCTGAACACAGCTTTTGATCCCTCTAATTTTTTAGCAACTAAGGCATATGGACAAGCTCCATCAAACACACAACTAACGATAAGATATAGATATGGTGGTGGTGTCGGACATAATGTAATAGCAAATAGCATAAGAACTATTCAATTATCAAATATCGAATTAGACGACACAGGATTAACTACATCATTAGTCAATAGTACAAAAAATTCAATAGCAGTAAACAATCCGTTACCAGCTATGGGCGGTAGGTCTGCAGAAAGTATAGTAGAAGTTAAAAATAATGCACTGGCTTACTTTCAAGCACAACAAAGAGCAGTTACTAAAGAGGATTATATAGCTAGAATTTATGCTTTACCACCTAAGTATGGTAATATAGCAAAAGCTTATATTGTACAAGATAGTCAATTGGACAGTAGTTCAGGTGCTAACTCTGATGCTAGAATATCAAATCCACTGGCATTAAATCTATATGTTTTAGGATTTGATTCATCTAAGAGATTGGGTACTGTAAATAGAGCAGTCAAAGAAAATATACAAACTTACCTAACTCAGTTTAGAATGGTAACAGATGCTGTAAATATTAAAAACGGATTCGTTATTAATATAGGAGTAAAATTTAATGTAAATACAAAAGTTGGTTACAACAAAGAAGAAGTTGTATTAAGAGCAATACAAAAAGTAAAAGACTTTTTTAACATAGACAAATGGCAAATAGGACAACCAATTGTTTTAGCTGATTTAGCATATCAAATATCTTTAGTAGAGGGTGTAGCTGCTGTTGTTCCACCTGAAGAAGATAATCCAAATGGACATCCAGTTTTAATTACTAATAAATTTAAACTTGGAGATGGGTATTCAGGAAATGCCTACGATATAGTTAGTGCTACAAGAGATGGAATTGTTTATCCATCCTTAGACCCAAGTATATTCGAACTAAAATTTCCTAACATAGATATTGAAGGTAGGTCAGTAGGTAGTTCATCAGGAGGTAACTAATGCATTATTTTATTTTTCCAGATATTGATACAACTTTATACGAAGCTAGTGGTAGTGCTAATGCAGGTTTAGATGAGATTTTAGAAATACAAAAAACTATGAATAGTTCTGGTGGTAATGTCAAAGTTTCTCGTATACTTATGAAATTTGATTTAAGTGAAATTTCATCGTCTATAGTAAATGGAACCATAGCAACAGACGCTAAATATTATTTAAACTTATACGATGCTGGTTCTGAAAATTTAAATACAAGTCAATCTTTATTTGCTTATCCAATTAGTCAGAGTTGGGTTGAGGGACAAGGAACTTTTAATGACGATCCTCTAACATTAGAGGGTGCTAGTTGGAAATATAGGGATGGGGTAGCTCAAAAAACATATTGGTTAGGTGCTGGTCAGTCTGCTGTTTCATCATCAGGAGGAGCTTGGCATACCGATGTGTATGCAACACAATCTTTTGTGTATGAGTCAGACGATATGAGAATGAATGTTACTCCAATAATAAGTAAATGGTTAGATGGTACTTATCCTAATCATGGATTTATAATAAAAAGAAGTGGTAGTTTTGGAAATGAAAATAGTAATGTAGACGAAGGAAATACGGACAGATTGGGTAATTTTAAATTCTTTTCAAGACAAACCCATACTATATATGCTCCAAAGTTAGAAGTTGAATGGTTTGATACAAAATGGAGTACTGGTAGTTTATCTGCTTTATCTTCAACAGAGTTAGAGGATATGACAGTTTATATGAAAAGTTTAAGACCTGAATATAAGGAAGGTTCTAGAGTAAGGTTTAGACTAGTAGGTAGAGCAAAGTATCCAACAAAATCTTACTCAAATACAGCATCTGAATACTTAACTGCAAAATACTTACCTAGTGGTAGTAAAGAAAATGTAGGTAGTGGTTCTAGTGGTGGAAATGGTGCTTACTACTCAGTAAAAGATGCTCAAACCGAAGATGTAATTATACCTTATGGTACGGGCTCTCTCATAAGTTGTGATTCTACCGGTAACTACTTCAATCTTTGGATGAACGGATTACAAGCAGAACGATATTACAAATTTGAGTTTAGAGTTATTAGTGGAAGTAATACAGTTGATGAAACCGTACAACATTTCGATGATGATTTTGTATTTAAAGTAGTGAGATAAAAAATGCCTTACACACAAGAGGAATTGAAAAAACTTTCATTTTATCAAGAACTGGTCAATGAAGATGAACAACAATACTTACAAAAAAAAGAAGCTTTAGAAAGAGAAGCTGCTATATCAGGATCTTCTAACGATGGTGGGTTATTGTTAAGAGATGAGTCCAATGCTGTTTTAATTTTTGAAGACCCATACAAAAACGAACTATTAGAAGATGAATCTTCTAAAGTAATTTATGATTTAAGAGTTAGAAAATTAAAGACAAGTCAAAAAGATACTATTCTTGATGACATCATAGATAGAAATATTAGAGAATTATAATGGCTAGTAAATTAACTAAAAGAGATATAAATATACTAGATGCAAACAATTTTGATATTGTTGGCAATAAACCATACGAAGATGGTAAATGGGGAACTCATGCAGATAGGGACTTTGTTCATTTTCAAATATTCGATTCAAATAATAATTTAGTTCAGTATGAAAACTTGCCAGTATCTCAATTTTCATTAAATGTAAGTAATGATAATGTAGAATTTTATCCAGGCTCTCATATAAGAAGTTTGGGTTTTAATAGTGGAATATTTACTGTTAGATACAATTTTCTTAGGAAATTAGCCGGTGATGAATCCTCTGTATTAGTTCATACAGTAGATAAAAATAATACAGTAATAGGGGATGTATATACAAGCTATGATAAGTTGTATATAACTGAAGATGGAATTATCTATGCTGCTACTGAAAGGGATTACTTAGACAATCCAACGACTACAGAAGAATTAGCAATTCAAGATTTAAAATATCAAATACACGAAATATCTCCAAGTAGAACAGAGGTAAGATTACAAGCCAAACAAATAAATAGCTCTTACATTGATGATTTTGTAAATATACAAACTCCATATAATTTTAAAACTTTTGAGAATAAAATAAGTTTTCAAGGAAATTCTTTTGAAACTAAAGTTCTGAGCATTACGCCTGAAGAAAATGGATTTATTTTTTCACAACAAATGGTTGGTGGAACATTAATAATTCCTGATGTTTACAAAGTAGAGGAAGTATCTGTGCCTGTTACATCAGGATTAAATTTTATACAAAATAGTTCAGGAGAAGATGTTTTTACTGATAATTTAGGAAATGTAGAATTTCAAGGAAATAAATGGGGATGGGATGAGTCTCTACATGATGATGCTGTAAGGGCTGATAATTGGGAA